AGGAAGGTTGGTTTCAGGGGGGCACTCTGTTAGTTGAGGTTTTGGGCTAGTGCTGAAGTAACCAAAATCCTGTACCACCAAGTTAGTCTTGTTCCACTGAGTTTGGTTTCTGCCATATGCTGGTGGAAGTCGGATGAAAGAACGCTCCCAATTTTCTGCGCCTGGGCCCAAGTTTTGGTCAGCCAAGAGAGGGTTGTAGTAATTGTTCTCCGCCAAATGGTTAAGTGTTCCCGCTTCCTGAAGAGCGTCAATTTTCCACAAACGCAATGGTGTCTCCGCATCATAGACATTGGGGGAGAAATACCATTGAAGCCCGCTGAATACTTCAGAAGTGATGTCAGCGGTAAATGCCGCAGTCAGGGAATCAGCTATGACTACAGAGGGAGTCTCAACTGTGCCAAGGAAGTTGAGGGGGTTGTAAATAAAGTCGTAGTTGCCAGTGACAGTGTTGTAGGTGTAGGAAAGTGAGTAGTTAGAGGTCTGATATGAGACCCCATCTGTCAAAAGATTACCATCACACAAAATGCGAACTACATTTGAGTCTAAGGTTGGGGTCGGAGTTGTTGTAAAACCTGCTTGAGTAACATCAACCCAATTCACACCATAAAAGACGGCCAGAGCTCTATTCCAGGGGTCAGCATTTGACCAATCCCAAGTTAGTTCACCATCATTGATTCCCGTGAAAAGGGCCGTGTTTGCAACATACTTTAACAGATTGTCAGGTGCCAGGGTCCATTGGGTATTGGTGTATTGTTTTCTAAGGATGACTTGAAGATCTGTGGTGACAGAAAAGGGAAGATCTGTGATTGAGTAGTTTGTATTGCTTGAAACCAAACCAACGGCGTCATAAAGAAAGACAGGTACATTATACGGCAATAACTGGGCATCTACCGAGAAGTCAGCAACATTCCAGTATTGGAACTTTAGGGGTTGCCAATACCCATCCAAATCTTTTTGAATGAACAAGAATCCAGGGCCTGTTAGTGTTCCTTGGACACCTAAGACATCATCTGTTACTGCCAGTCCAGAAAAGTCTTCTATAAGAACTGCAATACCAACATCAATTGTGGCGGCATTAACTTGCCAAGAAGTGACATCAGGGTATGTAAGGAATGGCTCATACTCCCAAGAACTTGGGAGCTCGCGGTACTCAATCTCAACCCAAGCTGAACAGTAAGGTCCATTCGAAGGGTAGTAGACAGAGTAAGTCCCTGTTTCGGTGTTCCACCAAGTGTCGTAGGGTTTTGCTATGGTGGGTTCAACAGGGGTGACGTAAGTCTCCTGTTGGTACACTTTTTGAACAAGATCATCAAATGCCAAGGAACGAGAAACTTGACCCAAAAGAACAGAGTTAGTCTCATTGAAGCCATGAAGCCCGAGCGAGTCAAAGGCAAGGTTGAAAGGCAATGTGCCCCCCTTGTTGCCCCAAGCTCCCCAGAAGTTGTTCAAAACACCAGTAGTGTTCCAATCTGAGGGGTCCACCCAGCTGGTTATCCCTACCTGAAGAGTGGCATTGGTTTGAACCGTAGAATTTCCGTATGGGGCAACTAAGTAGGCAGTTAAAGAAGTTTGGGCGGAACTGATGACTGGGGGTATGGTCAAGGCCCAAAGGTTCAAGTCTTCCAGGTAAAAACAGGAAACATCCTCACTAAGAGTACTTGTATAAGAAAGGTAGACAGGGGCATTGAAGTAATAAGTAGCGCCCAATATGAACACATTAACTTTGTAGGGCAATGTCTGTTGTTTGTCCCATCCAGGATACAGTGTTAGTGTAGTCCCGCTGGTTCCAGTCACAAATACTGCATCACCACTTACTCCCACCTCAGGCCGGTAGAAAGGTTCTGGTCTGTTTGCTATAATGTCAAGTCGTAATGGTTTGTTTGCGGCCAAGTCTGAAAGAAACTGGTCTGTCAGACCTTCCTGAAGCTGAATAGTTTGCGTCCCTACACCTTCAACAAGAGAGGAAATTGTGTAAACATAATCCCCAAGAAATGCCTTCTGTTCTAAAGCAAGATTGGACACGCGGGATAAGACTATGTTTCCCGTCCAATTTTCTACACTTAGAACATCTGCAACTGCAAACGAGTTGTAAACACCAAAAGTCCCTCCCAGAAGCTGCCTTCCTTGGCTCAGGGTATCTCTCAATGTTTCCCAATAGTTAGGGGAAGGCGCCCATCCTAAAAATTGAGAGACAAAGTCAAGGTTTGCAGATACACGAGATGCTGTAAGGTCAACTGCGGTTTTTTGAGTGGAGGTAAACCACTTAGAAATGTAGTCTCGCTCTTCAAATTGTCGAGTGTTGAAAATGGGAGTCTGTGTTGTCATCTTACTGTCCGAGTGTCACTGATGTGCTGAGAGTTACTCCTTCTTTTTCCAAGTTTACATACTCTCCTTTCAAAGCGGTTGTTGGTGCCATCCAAGTTGTGGCAAAGTTTTTAGCTGTCTCGTAGAGACTAATCAGATTCTCGTCCCAGAAAGTTGTAAGCCAATTTGCAACAGGTTCAAGGTTTCTGTGTGTGACATTCCTAATGTCTTGTATTGCTTCAACTCGGTGACCATTCCCAACATCTACATAAGCAAGGGCGCAAAACACCCGATCAGCCGAAGGTTCAAAACTCGGATACATGGCCAAAGCAGCCTTAGGTACGGGTCCTGAAGGACGACGAATCTGAGTTACTTGACCTGCAACCACAATGGACTGAATCGAGGCACTCAAGTCTGTAAACTCAACCTTCCACCCAGTTTGAAAAGAAGGAGAAATGTTGGTGAAAGAGAAGTATTGTCCATCTGTATCAGAAGAAATATCAGCAGAGGTTACAAAACCATCCACTCCACTTAGGGTGTAGTACAGAGAGGCAGAGCCCGTGATAACAGTATTTGATGGACAACGCAGAGTAACTGAGGTGTAGGCACTAGCAAGTGGGGAAACCCATTGAAGGAATGCTGAGGTTGGTTGAGCATAAGTTGGTAAGTAGGTATCACTGTTTTTCCATGAAGTTGTAGTTCCATTCAAGAATGCATTGACAACTGGGTACCTCCAACCAACAACAGAGTCGGTGCTACTAGTAATACTTAATTCTTCACCTGTCAATGCAAAAGCATCAACTTCATAAATAGCCTCAAAAGGTGCGTTGTCATACACAAGGTCATAACCAACCAAGTATCTACCTGGGGCAACGTCCAAGACAGTAAAGTCAACCAAAGTTGGAACCACCGGGTTACGCCCGTATTTCCAAACGATGACTCCACCCTTAACAAAGATGCCAGACTTGGTGTCAGTAGCCACCACCTCGATGGAAACAGGTCCGAAGATTCCCTCACCCCATGGTATGAAGCAGTAACCAATTTCCCCATCCGCATCAAAGTCAACTTGATAAGTCTGGTTGACAGCAGGGAGACGCCTATAAATGGGTCTGCCTCCTGCAACCCACTCAGTTGGGCGAGTTTGTAAGTTATTGGCTGAAACAAATTGACGGGAAACTTGCTGAATTCCCTGTGCTCCAGTGGTTGTCTGAACATCGACAACGCCACCATTGACTGAAGTTGAAAACTGCGTCATAGTTTACAGGGCAAAGGTTCCGGTCCCATAAACAGGGGGAGTGTAAGAGTATGTGGTTCCAGTGAACCAACTTAATTGTGGCACTTCTGTTACTGTGTCAGTGTCTTCCCAGACAAAAGTTGTACGAGCAAAAGAGTTGCTGAATCGACCAGCATCTCTGGGTACCAGGGTTACTTGAGCAACTCCAAGTTTGATCGCAGAAACATCCCTACCCAACTGAGAGAAAATGTTTTGCTCGCAAGTGTAGAAGTCTACGTAACGAAGCAAGTTACCAGCGTACTCTTGAATTCGAGCTGTGTTTGCAACAGTAGTGTTAGTCCAGTCAACAACTGTTGTAGTAGGAGTGAATGCAGTCATAACTCGGTACAAGTTGCGACTTGCGGGGTCTACAATTGTGTCTTCAGCATACTTGGTGTAAGTTGGACTGAAGAATGGAATGTATGTAAGACCGTCAAACTCTCCTGGCAAATACTCTTGGGTCTTCACAAACACGCCATTTTCCAAATAGGTGTAGAATTGGAAAAGAGGTGTTACACTTGTAGTTGCTGTGTAGGAAATTATGTTTGTGCCTTGACGGAAGAAAGTCCGGTCACCCTTGAAGAATGTGAACATCCTTGCAAAAGAGTTCAGAGTTCCTGCTAAAATGGCAATGGCTAACTGAGCCTTTAAGGTGTCGTTGGGTGCCAAAGGTATCACCACCCCCGAAGCTTCCAGATCTGAGATCCTTGTGCTGGAAGGTGTGAAGTATGTAGTAGCGATGTAGTAGGAGGCAGCAGAACTGTTGGTTTCCCTATATTCAAGGTACTCTCCGACAGGGAACCTTGGTTTGTATTGGAAGATTGGAAGACCATTGTCTCCATTTTGAACAACAATTTGTTTAATGTAACCTTGAGCAACCAAACTATCAAAATACTCACTCACTGTGAGTCCATTTGGAATGTAGTCAAACTGATTCACCACATACGCATACTTGTTTACAACCCCTTGAGTTAGGTCTACGTAATTGTAATAGGGGTCAGCTACAGGGTTAGGGCCTGAGCCAATTTGGGGTGTCATAACCCAGGTACCTGCCAGATAGTTCAGGGTTCCTGGAATAAGTTCTTGAGGAGTGACGGCAGTTCCCAACAACCCGGCACTGGCAGCACCAGTCAGGTTGTTAGTAGAAGCTGTAAGGGTGAAGTTTTGGGCAACTTGCCAAATAAGAGTTCCAATGGCATTAGGGTTAAGGCTGTCTGGTTGAAACTCTCCTGTTGAGTAGTCGTATGTGACAAGGTCTGGATTAAAAACCCCAGAAACATTGTTTACGTATGCATTCCCCACAGTCCAAGATACGGGTGTTTTTGAAGCTGAAATAACACCTTGAGCAATTTGAGGTGCAATTGCAGTTTCAGACTCAATTGTGGTGTTTTGCAGTACAACACGAAGAGTGTTGTCGCCGCTGTTGGCACTACTCCAGAAAACAACATCTCCTTGGTCATATTGACCTGCCACGAGTGGCATGATTTGTTTCATTACCAGGTTTTTGTACACTGTTTGATCTGGCTTAGCCGAGGAAACAGGTGTGAAGCTGGAGAGTACTGGATAGTAAGTTGGTATTGGCTTGGTTGTCATCACCAAGTCTGTTTGGTTCAACAAGTATTCAGAAGTTGTAAAATTATAAACCTGAGTGTATGTAGCAGCTCCCTCCTCAACAAGCGGGGGAGTGTTGTAAGCTCCTGAGACAGAAATATGTGGGTCCTGAAACCTGGTGTTGTCAGGGAAGGTTACATAAAAAGCCGCATCAACATCGCTCACAGTGGGATTGGTTGTCACCGGAAAAACATTCCCCGGTTGCAAAGTAGCGTATAACCTATCCCTGAAGTTTAGAGAAGTGGCGCGCAAGTTGGTGCCAAAAGAACCATTGGCGTCTACTTCCAAGGTAATGTTATACTGAACTTGACTAAGGGTTGTTGGGTAAAGATGGGCCTGATTCTCAACGGGCACTGAGAAGTTTACGATATTCTGACCGCGCTCAAGTTGACTTTGTGTCAGCTCAACCCCATCTGGACCCAGAACAAAGAACGAAACTTGACCATTAGGCAAAAGGTAGTCAGTAAGGTAGTTGTAAGTTCCTTGATTAGGCCGATGAGGTTGAACTGAAGTAAGAGTGCCTGCACCGAACAAGTCAATAAAAAAGTTCTGCCAATCTTCAGCACTAACTGGGTTACGACGACGAATAAGTGTAAAGAAACGTTCTTGAACTTCCTGGTATGTCTCAACATCGCTGCCGCCTGTGGAAGGCTGGGGATTAGAGGCAATAAGACCAGTGATGTTGTTGGCAGGGACTCCTGTAATAGAGTTAGCCGGGACATTATAAAGGGCGCCAACAAATTGAGAATACACCGAGGCGTACGCAGTAGTTTCCCCTGCAGCGATAAACACTGGGGAATCTGTAACAAACGTGGAAGAAACTCCACCTGTTAAGTTGGAGTCAGTTGTGAAAGTTGTTCCAACCGGGATAGTTGTAGAAACATTCGCTGGGGGAATGTTAAGAAGCAAGCGGGCGGTAGACGCGGTTCCAAGACGACGCATGGCGCCAAGGAATGGTCCGAGCCACTCAATAAGGATAGATTGAGGAAGTTGATTAGCCCAAAACAGAAACTCTCCACCGGCAAATGCCTGTCCTTCCAACAAAGCCGAAAGAGGATTGCCAGACGAAAAGTCATTCAGAGTTTGATTGGACGCATCATAAACCCTTTGAGAAGCCTGTTGAACTAGCTGAGCCTCATTGCGAGGATCTAAGGGAATTGAAGGTAGCGGCGCGTAACGAGGCACAGTTTATCCTCTATCAGGGGGTACAGATGACAGAAGAGCCAGATGCATAGTTGTTGCATCCGCTAGCTGTTGCGTAGTATCCGTTGTCAATCTCAAGGTTGTCTAAAAGGTTATCAACCTGGTCAGTAAGCACAACTTTGGTGATAAGGTCTTCATCGCTCAAAGCGCCGTATTTTTGAGCAACCGTTGGGCTGGAGATGCCATTGGCATCTTCGTACTTTCCATTTGTAGTATAGCTCTTAGGCGCGTTTGTAAAAGTGTTAGAGGGGTTTCCAACTACTGTCTGGTCATATCCAAAATTCCACAAACCAGTTACTACTTTCCCACCGCTGATGGGGGAGCCGCTAATGTAAAGGCCGCTAGAAAGAGTTGGCTGGTCAGTACCAAGAGTGATGTATCGGGAGTCTAGGCCATTGACGCCGCTGGTGACTAGGGAATTCAGACCCAGGGGGCTGAAGTGCCAATCAAGGTCAGCTCCGTCAAAGTAGATTTGTTGGGAACCGTTAAGCCACGCAGATGTGACAATAACTCCACTTGAAAACGTTGTCTTTGCCATGCACCTCTACAGGTCCTAGTTCTTGAGTTGGTTTTACCCTACAAACAAAAAAGCCCCGAACCGAAGTCCGAGGCTTAGTGTCAGATTGCTGTAGCAATCAGGTGCGGTCAAAGTAGTTGACAGTAAATTCAACCTCAATTTCAGCCACGCTACCGCTTTCGCGGTCGACGTCAGCAGTGTTAATCGAGACGAATTGACATTCGTAACAGATATACTGACCACCTGCAGGAGCACCACCAACTCCGATACAGTCTTTAGGGGTGACTGTGACGGTGATTGGGTTGCAGTTGTAGGAAAGCCAGAACTGTTCGAGTGACTTAAAGATAGTCGGATCGTACGGAGCCGTCAACGTGACGTTGTCAGCTGTACGGGGACCAACTACATGATACTTGCGGTTACCTGTGCCATTTGCGTATTCAGAAGAATCGGACTTGTCCTTAATGCCGCTGAACTTGGTAAACACCGCTGTGAAAGTCGGTCCACCAATCGCAGTGAAGCTAACTTCGTACTGCGCTTTTGTAATTGGGCGAAGAATGGCCATGGTATTACCTCTTTAGTGTCCTTATCAGGACAGGATGTCGGTAACCATAGCGCCCGAACCAATCAGTCCAGTGGCGCCAAGGCCCACCAGGTTGATCACACGCTCAACTGTGATCTCAGCACGAACCACACGACGCTCACGGATGTAGTACTCAGGACGAACGGCAGGGGTGCCGGTCAGCTGGTAAGTATAAGCGAAAGCAGGAGTAGCAGCATTTGCACCACCAGCAGGCATGACGGAATCACTAGGACCGTTGGGGCTGTAGAACAACAGGACGCCGTTCTCGGGGAACACGGGTTGCAGACTACCGTCAGTGGCTAGATAACGACCTTCGGCCACGCGCAGACC